TGCTGCACACATCAGCAAACTGAAGGTCGAGATGCTGGGATCTGCGCGTCCGGCACTCCAGAGTAAGATGAAGCACGCGCCGAACCAGTTCCAGACATGGAGCCAGTTCATGAGGCGGGCATCCACGATCCTGGATGTCCACAACACGCTGTTCATCACTCCGATCTACGACATATACGGCGAGCCGTCAGGAGTTTACACTCCGCTCCCGCAGAAGTGCGAGGTCGTGCAGTTTGGGAACAAGCCGTACTTGCGGTATGAGTTCGCCAACGGCCTGCACGCAGCCATTGAGCTGGAATACTGCGGGATCATGGTTCAGCACCAGTACAGAAGCGATTTACTCGGTGAATCAAATGCAGCACTCTTCCCGACCATGGAGCTGATCAATATTCAGAACCAGGGCATCGAGGAAGGCGTGAAATCTGCTGCCACATACCGCTTCTGGGCAAAGATAAACAATTTCAGCAAGGTGGAAGACCTGGCAAAGGAACGGCAGCGGTTCACGGCGGAAAACTTCGCCCGTGACGCGCAGGCCGGCGGGATCCTCCTCTTCCCGAATACTTACCAGGACATCCACCAGGTCGATGTGAAGCCGTGGGTGGTGGATGCCGACCAGATGAAGCTGATCAAGGAGAATGTCTACGAATACTTCGGGGTAAACGAAGACATTCTCACCAATAAGGCGTTCGGCGATGCGTGGTCAGCCTATTACGAAGGCAAGATCGAGCCGTTCGCTATCCAGTTCTCCGAAGTCATGACGAAGATGCTCTACACGTTAAGGGAGCAGTCGCAGGGCAACAAAGTCATGGCTACGGCGAACAGATTGCAGTATCTGTCCAACCAGGACAAGCTGAACGTGTCCAGCCAGATGCTGGATCGTGGAATCATGAGCATCAACGATGTGCGTGAGATCTGGAACCTTCCTCCGGTCGAGGACGGCGACAAACGCATCATCAGGGGTGAATATTACGATGCCAGCGCAAAGCTGGAGGAGGATGACAATGAGTAAAAAAGAATTTCATGCTTTTATTTTTGAGATCCGCGCAGAGCAGAATGATGAGCACGGCAATTACCTGACCGGAATGCCGATCGTGTTTGATTCCAGGACAGACCTTGGATGGCACGATGAGATCATCGAACGCGGAGCACTTGACAGCACAGACCTTCGGGATGTGCGTTTTTTAGTTAATCACAACACGGATATGATCCCGCTGGCTCGTTCCCGCAATAACAACGAGAACAGCACGATGCAGATGTCCGTTGGTGATAACGGCATGGCTATCCGAGTCGATCTCGACACGGAGAATAATGTCGAAGCAAAGGCCTTGTACTCCGCGGTAGAGCGTGGGGACATCAGCGGGATGTCCTTCATGTTCTCCGTGGATAAGGACGCATGGGAAGATTTGGAGTCTGAACATCCGACAAGAAGGATCCAGTCGATTGGGAAGGTCTTCGAAGTGTCCGCGGTCACTTTCCCAGCGTATGAGGCTACATCGATCGTTGCACGCGGTCTTTCCGAAGCACTGGAGGGTGCAAAGGAATCGCTGGAGAGCGCAAAAGCCGAAGCGCAGGCGGTTGAACGTAAAAAAGAAATCATTAAGTTTTTACTGGAGGATTGACATGGAAAATCTGAAAGAAATGGAAGTCGAGCAGCTGGAAGCTCGCAAGGCTGAAATTATGGCCGAGATCGAGGCTCCGGATGCTGATCTGGATGCTCTCAAAGAAGAAGCTCGCGCCATCAAGGAAGAGCTGGAAGAGCGCAAGGCTGTTGAGGCTGCAAAGGTCGAGATCCGCGAAGCAGTCGCTGAAGGATCCGGCGAAGTAACAGAATCTGTACCTACAGAGGAAAGGAAAATGCCAACTATGGAAGAAATCAGAAACAGCGCAGAATACATCAATGCGTATGCAGAGTTCATCAAATCCGGTGACGATGCTGAATGCCGTGCTCTGTTAACAGAGAATGTTTCCGGCACAGTTCCGGTTCCGGAGTTCGTTTATGACATTGTTAAGACCGCATGGGATAACGAAGGCATCACCAGGAGAATCCGCAAAGTTGCTATGAAGGGCAACCTGAAAGTCGGATTTGAAATTTCTGGCGATGATGCAGTCATCCACACTGAAGGCGATGTGGCTATCGATCCGGAGAACCTGGTGCTCGGTGTTGTGGAATTAGTTCCGCAGTCCATCAAGAAAGTCGTCCAGATCTCTGACGAAGCTTATGACCTTCGTGGCGAAGCATTCCTTCGTTACATCTACGATGAGCTGACCTATCGGATCGCAAAGAAGATCGCTGACACGATGATCGCAAAAATCGAGGCTTGTGGCACAGTTTCTACCACAACTTGCCCATCTGTTGCAAAGATCACAGCCACCAGCGCATCTCTTGGCCTGGTTGCATCCGCAATCGCACAGCTGTCCGATGAAGCTGCTGATCCGGTCATCATCATGAACAAACTGACCTATGCAGAGTTCAAGAAAGCACAGTATGCAGCAAGCTTTGCAGCTGATCCGTTTGAGGGACTTCCGGTTGAGTTTAACAGCTCCATCAAGGCTATCACGGCAGCATCCACTGGTGACACCTGGATGATCGTTGGTGACCTTGGCGAAGGCGCACTCGCTAACTTCCCGAACGGCGAAGGCATCGACTTCAAGTTCGATGAGCTGACGCTGAAGAAACAGGATCTCATCGAGGTTCTGGGACGCGAGTATGTCGGTCTGGGCGTTGTTGCTCCGAAGGCATTCTGCAAAGTCAGCAAATAATTTGATTTAAGCGAAGGAGGCACGCTTATGAGTAAGATATTGATTGCGATCCCTTGCATGGATCAGGTGCCTGCGCCATTCGCGCAGTCGCTCGCTATGATCCGTAAGCCGGAGGGTGACGAATGTGCCTGCGCGTTCCAGATGGGGAGCCTGATCTACACTTCCCGCAATAACCTGGCGTTGCAGGCGATGAAAACCGAATTTGACTACATGTTCTGGCTCGATTCGGACATGGTCTTTGACCAGAATATCCTGATCAACATGAAAAAGACCATGGAAGAGAAGGATCTGGATATGTTGACTGGTTTGTACTTCCGCAGAGTACCGCCATTCACTCCGGTCCTTTTTGACAAGCTGGACATAAAAGATGACGGCACTTGCGAGTGGACGGACTGGAAGGATGTTCCGGAAGGTCTGTTTACAGCTGGCGGGTGCGGGTTCGGCTGCGTCCTGATGAAGACGGATGTGGTCTTTGAAGTCCAGGCCAAGTTCGGGGCGATGTTTAATCCGATCAACAACATGGGAGAGGACTTGTCCTTCTGCTGGCGGGCGCGTCAGTGCGGTTATGACATCTGGTGTGATCCGTCACAGATCTGCGGGCATGTCGGCTACACAGTAATAAATGACAAGTTCTACGCATCATACAGAAGCGTGCATCCGGAGGTGGAGAATGTATAGAGTTCTTCAGCCGTTCTTTGATGGGGCGACATATAAATCTTATTTTGCTGGTTTAGAGATCGCAGATGATCCGGCACTCGCATGGGCAGAGTCCAGAGGCCTGATCGAGAAGATCGAGGAAAAGAAGCCAGAGGCAAAGGCCGTAGAAAAGAAGAAAGCTCCGGCAAAGAAGGCAACAACAACTAAAAAGAGTACAAAGAAATAAGGGAGTACCTTATGAATGCAACAGTTAAGACAAGCTTATTAGCAGATGCAAAACTGCGCCTGCGTCTTCATATCAATGCTTTTGACGATGAGATCGGTGACCTGATCGAGGCAGCAGCTGCTGACCTCCTGAAGCGTAATGCCATTCAGGAGTCACAGCTGGTGGTCGATATGGATCCACTCATCAAACGCGCCATCCTGACATTCGTCCGCGCACATTTCGGCACGCCGGAGGATCCGGAACGGCTGAAAGCGGATTATGATGAGCAGAAGGCGACTCTGATGATGACTTCAGGCTATACAAACTGGGGGAATGCGTGATGGATCGGAGCAGCGTTATTAAGTTAATAGCAAAGAATCCGGTGCAGACGAATTACATGTGGGTGGATCAGGAAACTTCGACAGAGGTCTTCTGTGATGTCCGCAGCATCACGCAGACGGAATGGTTTGAGGCTGGTCGGGCAGGCATCCAGCATCCGGCATTCATCTTCATCATCAACCGGAACGAATATTCCGGTGAACAGATCGTGGAGTATGAAGGCCAGCGTTATGGTGTTTACCGGACATACGCAGCCAAGAATGAAGACCTGGAGCTTCATTGTGAGGCGAAGGGAGGCATTCATGTCAACACGCAAGATCAGTCCTGATCAGCTGGGTGACGCGATCAACGATATTCTGACGGAATACGCCGAAACATTGGTCACAGACACGAAGGAAGCAGTCCAAGCTGCCGGGAAGGTGGCACTTGAAACTGCGAAAGCATATGCTTCACAGATCGGACATGGAAACTATGCAAAATCACTGTCTTTAAAAAAGACAGAAGATTCTGGGAGAGCTTACATGGGAGCGCATGTCACGATCTATTCCACACAGTATCGGATCGCGCATCTTCTGGAGCATGGGCATGCAAAAGTCACTCACAGTGGCAAGGTTCTCGGAACGACACGAGCTTTTCCACATTTCGCTCCTGCGGAAGCAGTGGCAGAGTCCGCTCTGGAAAGCAAAATTAAGCAGGCAATCAGAGGAGCATAAAATGACGCAGAAAGAATTTGGCGATATCCTCGCAGCGTCCGGTTATCCGGTCGCTTATCTGGCATTTCCGGCTGACAACTGTCCGGAGATGCCTTTTATAACATTCCAGAATACCGGAACGAACAATGTCAGTGCTGACGGCAGAGTCTATC